AACGTAGCAGACCCGCTCCGACCCACATTCAAAGCCCGCGACCCAGTAAACGACGTAGCCGGCAACTCAACCTTGTCACCCCACGTGGCCGTACTAACGGAAAAATACCGCATCATACGGGCCTCCTAAATGTAAGTGTCAAGCAATGTAAGAGTCGCCGTAGCCGTACCAGTCGTCACCGGAGCTATGGAAAGAGAGGTAACAACACCAGGGTTAACCGCAGGCGTGAACCCCCACCCAAGCCCCCCATGAACAATCGCCCCATTAATCCTGAGGCGGCCATCCGCGTAGTCGATGCTGTGAGGCGACGCAAACCAAAGCGGCTGAGTCACCGTGAACGCCTGACCCATGATCGTCAGCGTGTACCCGTCAGGCATCGTCCCCAAAACGGTGATCTTCGGTGAGGCGTTATAGTTCCCGCGATGATGAACACCCGCAGCGGGGGCCCCAACAGAAGCGGCCCAAGAACGCGCCTCCCCGTACTTCCTGGGATCCGTGAACTTGAGCCGCACCTGCCACTGAGCAAACCTGTCAGTCACCGGCAAAAACTTCGCACCACTATTCCGCTTACCATCAGCCCACAACGTCGGCCCATGACCAGCAACCGTGAACCGCCCAAACATTGGTGACGCGAAATAAGCCTGAGCCTCATGCATCTGCTCATGACTGTCCGTGTGCAAACTGCCGGAGAGAGTCAGCAACCTGGCCTGGTTATACGTCGGAAGGTCAAGCTCACCATCAGCATCAGGACGATCAACAACCTCACCCTTCGTATCCGGCGAACCCCACCAATCCTCCATACCGCCCGTGACCAGCCACCGCCCGAAACGATCAACCCCAGAAAAAGTACGTGCGCCCCAAGTAACCCGTTCACCTGCCAAGGCGCACCCCCTGTTCCTGTAGTTTCCAGCTCACAATCGACATGACCTCATCAGCCACCTCACGCGGCGCAGTAGAACCGTTCACCTCAAGTTTCACGTTCACCGTCGTACCGGCACCCGCAACAGGTGCCGGCGCGTACCCGGCCTGAGCAGCCGAATACTCCTTGAGCTTCGGGAACGTACCAGCATTAATGGCCGCCAACTCAGTGTTGTACTTATCGCTGTTGCGCCCGTTGATGATCCACTCCTGGCCCTGCAAACCAATAGGCTTGCCGCCATTCACGAACCCAAAAACGTTGTCCTTAGACATGTCAGAAGGCCTCGGGTAAGGTACCCTGCCGCCAGACCAGAACCCTAGAATGTCGCCAACGCGACCACCAGTAGCACCACCCGCGATCTGCCCCGGCCTTGCAGGATCAGGGCCACCGCTGATCGAAGACATGTAATCCCGCTGGATACGCTCAATGGTCGTGATAGTTACCGTTGAGTTCTTGCCATCCAACGCGTCAGCCTTAGCCTTAATCCCGTCCAACTTTGCCGTCGCGTTATCATTCACCCACGTCGAAATCGGGACTTCCTTCGGGATACCCAAAGCCTTACGCGCCATCGAATCAGCCGCGTCACCCGTGATATCAAACTGCCCAGCCGCAGCCACAAGATCGTCATAAGACGCCTGCAAACTGCTCTGCAACACGCCCTGAGCCGCAGCCGAACCCTGAGAAGCCAACGTCTCCGCAGCCTGCGCCTCAGCCGTAGCCATAGCAGCAGAAGCCAACCCGTTATAAGCAGTCTGGTTAGCGCGGCCCTTCTCCGTGTTCACATCAAGAGTCGTGCCATTCGACTTGATCGACTCAGTAACCGCATCAATCGCAGCCTCATAAGCAATCACCGAATCAGACGCCGACAAATGCAACAAGCCAGCGTTGAACAACGACTTCGCGAACTTATCAATATCGCCAACCGAACCATCAGCCTTCAAGCCAATGTCCTCAAGAGCCTTCGCCAGATCCTCAGCAGACGGCTTAGCGCCCTGAGCGGCCAGTTTCACAGCATCCATACCGGACGCTGATCCCATAGCCTTAGCCTCAATCGTGCCCATCGCAATACCAAGCAACGTGCTGTCATCAGTTGACTTACCGGCAGCCTTAGCCTGTTCCTCAAGGCTCTTACGATAAGCAGGCATATACTCAAGCAAACGCTTAAGCGAAGCCTCCGAACCGTCAGTCTCCTTAGCCATCGACTGGAAAGACTTAGCCGCCTTCTCAGCATCCAACCCAGCGAGCGCCTCACCCATCTGCTTGAACCTGTCGCGGGCCCGCTCAGACGTAGACTCAGCCTTGATCAGCCCCAAGCTGAGTATGCCGATGCCGTCAGTGAGGATGTTATCGAGGTTGCCCCACAAGCCAGGGTCAGCAACGCCGTTGATAGCCGTCTGAAAAGTCGAAAGGCCATCCTGCTTCTGGATCAAATCGTCAAACGACTTACCCAACGTCTCGGCACCAACAGCCCCGCGTGCAGCCTCGCCACTGAACAACTTAAGCGCGTCAGCAGTATCACCAGTAGGCTTATACAGGCCATCAATATAAGGTTGCGCCGCCAAAGAAGCAGCCCCAACCAAGGCAATACCCGTAGCAGCACCAGACGCGATCTTCCCCGTACGAGACAAAACTGCATTAGCCCTAGAGCCAGCCGGCGCCAAAGAATCAAGGGCCAACTTGGTCTCAAGGATCCGCGGCGTAAGCGTCAGGAACGCACCAGCCCCAAGAGCAGCAACACCAACAAGACCAGTAATGCCGGCAGCAACAGCAAGCACCGGACCTGGGATCTGCCCAATCCAATCAACAACATCCTCCGCGCCCTGTGCCAGGCCCCGCAAGAAATCATTAGCGCCCGAACCGGACTTGAGGAACACCGAGTCAATAGACCCGCCAAGCTTCTCAATATCCCCGGCAAGGTTATTCTGCATCCGGGCCGCAGTGTCAGCCGCGTAACCCGCATCATTAACAGCAGTTTCCCACTTGTTAATGCCGTCAGCGCCCTGCTCATACACGACGTTCGCTGCACGAACAGCATCCGTACCGAACAACGTCTTGAGGGTAGCGTTACGCTGCTCATCAGACATGCCCTTGAGAGCGTTCTGCAAAATGCCCGCATACTCAGACATGCCAACGAACTTGCCCTGCGCATCATAAGCAGAGATGCCCAACTCGTTCATCAACGAAGCCGCAGCCTCAGAGTTCGGATTCAAAGACATCAGCATCGTCTTGAACGACGTACCAGCATCCGAACCAGTCAAACCCGCCGAAGCAAACGCAGCCAGCGCACCCGTGGTTTCCTCAATCGTCAAACCCGTAGACGCAGCCACAAGCCCCGACTGATTCAACGCAGCACCAAGATCCTGAACCGAACCCTGTGCCTTGCCAGCACCAGCAGCCAGCAAGTCCGCGACGTGCGGAACCTTGTCACCAGACAACTTGAACTGAGTCAACGCCGAAGCAGCGATCTCCGCAGCCTCACCAACACCCAACGAACCCGCCGCAGCCAACGACAACGAACCATCCAGGCCACCAGCCAGAATGTCCTTAGTCGATACACCAGCCTTAGCTAGCTCCTCGATACCCTGAGCAGCCTCAACCGCCGAGAAAGCAGTATCAGCACCAGCCTTCACCGCAGCCTCACGCAGCAACGTCATATTCGCAGCAGATTCATGAGTTGCCGCGTCCACCGAAGACATCTGCTTATCGAAATCAGCGAAAGACTTTATCGCGAGCCCAACACCAGCCGACATGACCGCACCAGCACCAGCAACGGCAAGCCCCGAACGCTCCCACGCCTCACTATTCTTAGTTGCAGACTGAACCATCTTCCCAAGGTTCGTGTCAGCAGCCTTGCCAGCATCCTCAGAAGCCTTCTTAGTCTTCTGAGTAGCCTTAGCAGCTTCCTCCATCGCGGACTTAAAGCCCTGCACCTCAGCGCTGAAAACGACTTTGACGCGGCGATCCGCCATGAAAGCACCTCACATGTGATTAGATTTAGGGCATGGCAGAGACGCGGCAGAAAACGCCGAACAAATACCGCTGGTTAGTTTGGGGCGGACTCGCGCTATGGCTCGTCTCAGCAGTGCTCTACTACGTGAACACCGGCCCGTTCAGAGCAACCCCACTGCAATGGACGGGAGTCGCCGGGTTCCTACTATTCGCCTACGGATGCATCCAAACGTGGCGGACCAAACGGGCGGCGCGTAACTAGCTCGTCGTCAATCTCAACAGCATAGAAACGCTGCCCCGGCTCCGGCTTAAAGTTCTTCTGCCCAGTGTGTTCCTCGACCGCGGCCTGACGCTGGCAGATCGTATCCTGAACCTCATACAAACCAGCGTTAGCCTCATTGCGGCACTCGAAACGATTACCGCCACAGACATCACACAGGCTGTCCAAATAAAGGGTGTACGCAAACTCAAGGAGCCGATCCTTGAACTCAGGCAACGGACCCAGATAATCGGACGGTGACTTCTGGAAACGCTCGGAAGTCTTAAGCGCCGCTACAACTCGTCCCCATCGCCCGCCGTGGAAGACTTCGGCAAAAAATCGGCGCTCACAACAGGCACAGCAGTAGACGCCTGGTGGTACGCATTGAAAATCAGGCCGAATTGCGCCGGCCCAATGACCTTCTCAAGCTTACGAACCTGAGCAGGAGTAAACCGTGGCGACGTGATAGCGTCAGCCAGGATCAAGCGCCCCAGCTCACCCTCAGTCGCGTCCTTATTAGCGTCCTTGAACTCTTGCTTCTCGTACTCGTAATGCCCCTGGATCCGCAACGTCAACGCGGAATCGTGGAACTGCTTAGCAGCCTCCGCGTACTTGGCGCGCAGCCTGCGCGACTCGCCAACCTCAGAAAGTGAAGGCTCAAGTTCCTCATCAGCCTCGGCGTGCTCAATCTTGGATGCAAGCTCATCAAGCTCCGCAATCAGGCCGGCCTTCTGATAAACAGTGACCGAACGCTGCGGACGGTCAGCACCATCCAACCAAGCATCAAGATCAAAATCCTGCGGGGTCTTCGTGCTCATTGGTTAGCCCTCCACTGGTATGTAAATGGAATGCATGACAGTGACACCCTCGACAAGATCTATGACCTTCGCGCCGCTCTCATCTATTGCGAAGACCGTTGCCTTGATCCCGTCCGCATGGAATGACAGATCACTTAGCAGGTGCGGGTCAAGCCCAATCGCGTGGATTAGGGCTACGTAAGCTTCGCGGGTGATGGCATTCACCACTCCGGGGATTGTTTTACTCATGGGTTAGGCTCCAAAAAGTTTGTGGGTAGGCTCGTTTGGTAGGTTGGCGGCGCGGAGCCTAAACACACGCCGCCAACCGGTCTAACTAAGCGCCCGCAGCAACAACAATGTTGTCGTACATGCGCTGCGGCTCCATCGGAATACGACGCTTAATGAAGCCCGTACCATCCGTGCGCTGCGGAGTATCAGTAGCAACCAGGCCACCAAGATAGATCTCGTCAGCAGCAGCCCACGCCTCAGTCGAATCCTTATCAGACTCGCGAGCGTAACCGTAAACCTCCGAGCCCTTCTCCAACACAGCAGCCCAACCAGTCTCGTTCGCCTCATCCGGGCCACCAGCAGTCGCGTACTTACGCCACAACGTAATACCGGTGCTGTAATTGCCCTTACCAATCGCGTTCGAGTTGTTCGCGTCACACAGGGCAGGCTCCGAAACCTTGTCAGAATCAGTAGCCGTCCACGTGAAATCGCTAGACAGAATGTCACACGACAAATCAATGCCGGCGTTCAACTCCGTCGCAGTAGGGGCAGCCGGATTAACCGGCTTAGTAACGAGGATGGTGAACTTAGTCTTACCATCAGCAAGAACACGAGCCATTACTTGGCCTCTCCTTCAATATCCGGCGAGGCCGGCGTGTTGGTTTCCCGCGCCTTCTGGCGGGGAGTCTTAGTCAGGTCATTGAAAGGGGCGTCCTTGCGTTCAAGCCACGCAGCAGGAACAACCTGCTTCACCCCAGTAGTTTTCGAATAGGCATCAACGAACTCAGTCATTGACCTGCCCCTTTCAGAGTTTGTTTGAGACAAGCGAGAACTCGTCAACAGCAAAAATGGGGTGCCCGATGTTCGGGATAGTCACATCGAAATCGGTTTGCGCGTCCATCAGAACGGACTGGCGCAGCTTCGACGGCGCCCACCCAGCAACCACAGGGGTTTTACGGTTCAACGCGGCACGAACCTTCGCAGCCACAATCCCCAGCGCGTCACCAGTCAAGCCCGCGTAAGTAGCACGGACCCGCAACGTCAGAACATCAGGGGTATCACACAGCGAATCCCCATCAGGCCCACCGGAAGACTCGTCACCAAGGTCACCCCACAAACACACGTAAGGAAACACAGGGGAGGACGGAACATTCCACATGTAAACAGTCAGCCCAGAACCCGGCAGGAGCGCCTTCACCGCCGCGTAATGCTCCCGGATCACAGAAGCCCCTCCGTCGCCCTAAACGCATACTCGTAAAAGTTCGGCGCTTCCTCCAACATGGCATCCTCCGGATTACGCAGAGTGCCACCACCAGGACGAGACGTACCAAAATACGCGATACCAGCCAACGAAGCAGACCCCCCACCAGCCGGCCCAACCTCAGCCTCAATAACCCCATCGCCACCAAACGAATTGACTTTGATGTCGTAGCTGATCGTCCGGGCCAACTGCTTAAAGTGCTTCGACCCAGCAGCATCCTGACGCATGATCGCCTTGGTGTTCACCGCAGACTTAGCGACAACCCCTTTGAGCTTCGGCACCATCGCAGCAGGGATCTGACGAAACGCCCGAGCCAAACCATCCAGCCCAGAAGCATCAACACTCATGCCGTCACTTCCTCAACCCGTGTACGCTGCGCAGTCGCCCCCGTCTTATGGAAAGGCTCAGTCACCCGAAACACCCGCCCAACAAGCTGAGGATCCAACACAGCACCGATGATCGTTACTACGTCGTCAACCTCAAACACGCCCGCACTCGTCGGCGTATCCCACCGCGTATCCTGCACCGTAAACTGATGACCACCAGCCTCCGGATTGCTCGACTGAGCTAGGGTCTGCTGAATCTTGCACGGCCCCGTATAGAGCAACGTGAGAGACGCTGTTACATTGCCATCCGCATCAGTCGCCGGCTCACCAGGACGATGCACCGTACACGTATCCAAGTGCAAAGCTTCCGCTTCCCGCCTGCCATCCTGCACCGCATCAACAAAACTCATAGCGGAACCCACCCGTCAGTGGTGTACCAATCTGGGTAAACATCAGGGGCCCCATAGGGGCGAATCGTGAACGCGTCACCAGACGAACCCGGCAGCAACTTCGCCCAATCGTCATCTGACAGCTCAGGCCCGCCGCCGGGGGTACCCTGAATCCAGGGATCTTCCTTAGTCGAATAATCATCAACTGAGACGGTCCTGGACTTGAGCCCCTTCGGATTGTCAAGATGTCGAATGATCGCGACACTAATGACCCGCTTCAAAGTGTCAAGCGACGGGCGTCCCGCCAAGATCAGCTCGGCAAGGTTCGGGATCCGCTCGACAATCTCAGCCTCAAGATCGCCAATCCAGACCCCGACCCGGTTCAGCTCTGGGCCGGACAGTGTGCGGTCATAGCGATCCTGAACGTCAGTAGCAGTTGCATACACCATGACCGCACACCTTCCTTACTTCTCGTCGCGCTTAGGGGCAGCAGCTCGCGGCGTGGCCTTAGGCTTCTCAGCCTTCCAACCAGCAGCCGTGTAACGGTCCACAAGCTCATCCGGCACGTCAACGACGGCGGTAGAACTCGGGGAAGTCAGCCGAGCCACCGGCTACGCCTGGGTAGCGTTGGTGAGCTGAGCGAAGTGCGCGATGTCGCGGACGCGGAAACCAACCTCGAACTCAACGCGAACAGCGAACATGTTCCGCTGCCATAGGTTCAACTGCGTGCCGCCGTCGTTGATGGTCGCCTGGTCCGAGATGGACAGATCGATGTTCTCAACGATGCCGTAATGCGCCGAAGTCCAGTCACCGGCGAAGCCAAGACGGGCAGCAGTACCAGCGCCGGCCCCGTCAAGGTCAGCGGAGTAGACGCCCTTCGTCAGGGAAACGGGCGCGCCCAGAAGGTACGGCACAGCGTCAGAAGCGACACCATTGGTGAACAGCGGACGGCCGTCACCATCAACAGCACCCAGAAGAAGACCACGAGCCTGAGGGGAGAGGGCCCAACCGTTCAGGAGACCGCCGCCAGTAGCAACAGCCTGATCCGCGGCAACAAGCCCCTTGTAGGTGTTGCCAGCGATACCAACCTGCGTAGCACCACCCAGAGTGTCGAAGTTGGAGCCAGGGGCGCCGGCAGCAAGACCGAACACCGTCGAATCGAACTTGCGAGCAAGAGCCTGAGGCAGCTTCCGCACAATCTCGTTGTACAGCGCAGCCTTGTCACGCTTGAACTGGTTCGAGAACGGAACGATAACAGCAGCCGTGTACGGCGTCATCATCTTGTTATCGAACGTCGGACGGGAAACCGGCTTCTCAGCAGTTTCCGAAACCCACTCAGCCTCAGGCTCACCCGTGATAATCGGAACCGAAACACCAGAACCCGGCAGATCGATCTTCTGGGCAAGCTGCATAACAGCCGAAGAGTATTCAGCAGCCGACCAAATTTCGGCGGACTGCTCGGGGGTAAGAGTAATACCTCCGGTAGTGCGGTTGACATTAACGCCAGCCATGAGGATCCCCTTTCAAGGGAAGAGTTTTAGAGGTCAGCCAACTGAGCAGCGAACTGATCCGCCGTTGACTGCTTTGCATCGCCGCCCTGCGGACCCTGCGAAAGGTCGGGCTTCGGGGTTGCCGGACCCGGCACAATGTCAGCCACGAAAGAAGCAGCATCCTCACGGAGAGCTTCCTCGGTGTCACCCTGCAAACGCCCGATGTGCTTTGCTGGCACACCAGTTTCCAGAGCCACCCTGTACCGAAGCACTTCGCTGTCAGCCTTCTCGGCTCGCGAAGTAGCTTCAGTTGCCGCCGAAGTAGCAGCATCAAGGGCCTGCTGATGCGAGGTCGTCAACGTTGTGACCTGGTTTTCCAGCTCAGCAACACGCGCCTCAGCCGCACGCCTTGCGGCACGCTCAGCATCAAGTGCTTTCTTACCACCGTCACCAAGCTGGTCAGGGTCGCCCTGGCCTGCCGGATTCTGCGATTCGATTGGGTCAGACATGATTGGTTCCTCCATCGCGGATAGGAAAAACCCCGAGCATCGCGCTAGGGGAAGAATGAAAAAGGCCAGACCGTTAGACGATCCAGCCGTACAGTTTCAGGAGCCGCTTAGCATCAGCAGGATCCTTAGCCGTGGAATAAATGGTTTCGGGCATCAACCTTGGGGCCCGCAACTTCTTG